CTAATATCTGCTTTATAATCAGATAACTGTTTTTTTAGCTTTGTTGAATTCTTTCATAAAATCTTTGTCTTCAACTAATGCTTTTTAAATCTTTTGACCAGTTTCAGATTTAACAACAGATTTTGTCTTATTGTATCCTTTGTTAATATCGTCCATCCATCCAGCACCATCCATTTCATATTTAAAACTTTTTTTTATAGGTAATTTAGGTCTTTCGTCATCCCACATTTTAGTGTCAATTCTTGTAAGATTTTTTCTACCAGCTCCAGATAATACTATATTACCTTGAGTAGCAAATGGATTAGGAACATTTGTATTCATATCATTATAACCAAACATTATTTAAATATAATACTATACATTATTTTTATTAGAAAATTCTTATTTATAGATTTACATGTATTTGCTTAATTTATCTTGAATAGTATTTACATTTCTTTCTTCAATATTTTTAGCTTTATTTAATGCTTTTCCTGTTCTTTTAAAGCTATCAAGAATGTTACTCATAGTAGTCATACCCATTTTACCAAAGTTACCACCAACCATTTCATTTCATTCTTCATAATTAATAGTTGGATTGTTTCCAGATTTTGCTTCTAAAACAGCTTGTTTAGTAAGAAGACCAGACATAGTAGAAGAAGAACCACGATCATTAATTAGAATACCTCCATAATTACAAACGGTGGCGATTTCACATGCTTCAAACTGATCTGATGTTGCTGCTGTGGTTCCAGGTCCAAATGTATGACCATAAATATTTTCAAAAGTTACGGTAGCTTGAATTGAAAATTTGCCAAGGCTTCCGCTGCTTAAAAAATCTGAAATATTTAAATCACTAATCGGATCTATCACAATAACAGAACCAATACCAGCATATTCAACACCACTTTTATTTTTCACAACACCTCTGAATTTAGCCCATGTTTGCTGAGATCCGTTTTTGCGGCTCATTTGATACAGATCATATTGGCTATATGATGTAAGGAGCCCACTTATGTCATTATAGGTAATATTCATACCAGTTACTGGAAAGCATAAATGGTTAGAAAATTGCGGTTTTTGAGAGTTATATTGTGGTTTAACTACCATATAAATATAATTTGGTATTTGTCTCATGCTAATTACATCAGTCATTTGTGTAAGTTCAGTTGAGGTTCCAGTAAATAACTTTTTATAAGAAACGATTTCATCATAAGGAAGAACATTTTTAGAATTTAATTTGGAATATTGACTAGCATGAAGAGACATATATTTTAAGTTAAGTTTATCACTATCAGAAATAACTAAACGATCGGTTACATCACCTGCAAAATATTTCCATAAATATGAACCACTTATGTTAAATACATTTCTCATATCATTCCATTGTAAGAGTAACTCAAGATTATTGATTCCTAGGTAGTTGGATTCATCTTCCTTCATAGTAGCAGTAGGAAGACCTAAAAGCGGTTCAGAAACAGTTACGCTACATTAAACGGTAACAGTAGTAGCTACGGCTGCTGCATCAGTATTTGAAACTGTAAATTGACCAGTTCCTCCTGCTGCTTTTTCAACATCCCCTAAAAATACTTTCACGCTAAAATTTTCATTTAATCTTCCTACTGTGTCCGAGTCTTTCTCTCCGCTTTCAATACCTGACATATAACTGGAAGATCCACCTTCTAAATTAGCATTGGTTACCTAACCATAATATTTATCAACAAATGAAGGAGTCATTTGACAGTTTTTACTTAAGAATTTTTGGTGGAATTGTTTTAGATATACTGGTAGAATATCTTGAGTTTGAACAGATAATTTAGAATTGTTTAGAGTAAGGCTGCATGATTGTAATGCTTGATTTAGCGGAAAAGCACTTGGTGCAACTTTGAACGAGATGACTCCACCTACATCAATATCTGTTATCTAATAACAACTTCCAGTAGCTTGAACATGTAAATTTCTATCAACAAGAGTATTTTCAGAAGGAACATTTACATTGAAGAGAGTAGAACTCGTAGAGTTAGAGTTAGGTTGGTATTTTTGATAAATTACACTAGCTGGACTATCTTTCACACCAATTGTAACGCGGTCAGTGATATCATTATAACGACTATCTTGAATTAGAACGGTAGATAATTCGGACATTATATATATATATTATTGAGATATTGATTAATTTTTCTAAACATTAATTTTAAACTAAAACTTCCACCTAAACCTGCCTTAACCAGAATTAATGAACCATCATTTTTAAACCTATAATAAATTTTAAATATAGTTTGTCTTAAACCTGCGTCAGATTGTTTCATTGACATAAATCTATACTGTTTTGGTTCATACGTAATAACTGGTATAGGTGAGTTGGTTGATATCTCTAAAAGTTCGTGTTCATGTCTAACATTCCCAATTATAGTTGGTTTTCCTTCAACATATTCTATATCTGCACTGACTTCATTTGATTTTATAGGAAAATTTGGGGCAATAATAACTATACTTTCTACTGGCGACCATGTTGATAATGTTTCGTAATCTTGGTATATTAACATATGAGTAGTTTTAGTTGAACCACTATTACATTACTAAGATGTGGGAATATTTCTACCTCGTTAGCTTGTTTGAAATTGCTTAAATTTAATTTATATAATGTTTTGGTTACTGTGGTTTGGGTTGTGTCATCTAATGTATTAAATGATTTATTGACCAATTTGAAAGGCAATGAGTTAAACAGTCTGTATAATGCACGATTTAACATAATATTTACATGGCTTGAGTTTGTATCACTAAAAGTAGATTTAGGAGAATTTAGGAAAATTAAAGAGCTTTCTTTATCAAAAATAAAATACGGAATTTCATAATTACCAGTTGTAGCAAGATTTGCAAAACCTGTAGGTAATGTTCCCATATAGCTGGTAAGAACATCAACTAATTTTAGGAAGGCTGTTTTTATTCCTTCATTTACCATCGTAAAGAAGAATTCGTAGTTGTATAAATTATAGTAACCACTTTTATAATTTGCATATCCATTTACAAAATTTGGTAAAGACATCGTTTCGTCTTGTGGTTCATAATATATTGGAGTTGTTGCACTATATCCATCATATTCTAAAGTGACTTCATAAATAGTTTCTAATTTTTGTGTATCAGTTGGTGCTGTGTTATATTTAATTGTTGGTATAAAAACTGGTAATGTTTTAAGGTCTATCATGCAACTTTGAACCGCTACTTCGTATTCTTCTGGATTATCTAATAATGAAACTGTTCTATCTTCCATAAAAATAAAATCTGGTTCTACATTACTTTCAGTTGATGGAATGGTCGAACCATCATTATTTATTAATGCTGTGTAATACAATTAAATATTTGACATGTATATATAATGATACAGATTAAAACTTTTAAATGTTAATTTAAAGTAACTAAAAATGTTATAAATGGATCTAGGCTCATTTTTAACTTTTTGGCTTTCGTCTTCATTAATTTTGTGAATTCTTTTAAATTTAAATCATCAGATAAAAATAAACTGAGTCTAGCAATAACCCATCTACCACAAGTATTTATACCTTCCTGTTCGTTCTGAAACTTGGTTTTGTTATAAATAAATTTATCAGTTGGTTTTATTGATTTTATCATTTTACCTAAATCTTCCTTATAATTTTTACCTAGTTGTTTATTTTTAAAACTTGGTATATAGTCTAAAATATTCTTAGGGCTTGTTGCGTAGCTGTCATAATATTCAAATAAATTATCATCTTTAATTAATAATGTCCAATGTCCGCTGTTTTCTTCGCTTTCTGTTAATAGAAAAACGAAATCCATTCTATTTGGTAATAATTGGTAGATGTCTGAATATTGGTCAAAATCTGCATACTTAACTTTTTTACAATTTTTAAATATTGCTTGTAGGTCAGTTGAGGTAACAAAATACTGCATTATATTATATATTAATAATCTAGATAATAATATTTATTGTAAAGTTTGTAGAAAGTCTAAGTGCTTTTTGGTTCTTTCATGCCTTAATTTATCACGCTTTCGAAGACACGAACCACAAACACATGTAAATTGTTCGGCATCTCTTGCTTTAATTCTCTCCTTATGTTTTTCACGATATTGTTTTCTTCTTTCGAAAATCCTTTCTTTATTGTCTTCATCCCATTTTTGTCTTTGCTCTTTATGTTCTGCATTGTACTTCTTCATTTTCTCTCTATTATCAACATTATATTCTGCAGATGTCCTTCCTTCAATCTTTCTATTCACAAATAAAGGATCACCTTTAGCTTGTTTTTGGTAAAACGATTCTCTCGCCTTTAATTCATCCCTACTGTCACAAGGAAACTTCTCAATCAATAATATTTCATAATCGTTTCTATCAAT